ATCGAGATACGCGCCAGCGGTCAGATAAGTAATCAAACCAGTTGGAGGTGTACCAGCAGTACCAACAATGTTGGCGGTCTGTAAAGTAGCCATAGCCAGACCATCGCGGTCTATCTTGTTGGCAATGGCGGCCACGGCAGGCTTCAACACGCGGTCACTAAACATATCAAGGCTCAAAGCCAAGTCTTGTGTAGTAAATTGTGTGTCCACATGGAATTGGGTTGCCAAGGTAACTGGAACTGAAGTCTCGTTAAAGTCCTCAACATTCAACGCAGGACCCGTAGTTCCGATGAAACGACCAGGCTTTCGGACATTGACTGTGTTACCAATCTTTGCACCGACAACCGCGAATTGGTCATCATAGTTGCGGTCGACTTCCGACGTAAAAGTCAACTCGTTTTCCAAGACCATCAACGCTTCGTTGGTAATCTTGGAGATGGTTAATAAATTATTTGCCATTTAAAACTCCGAATTAAAAAAAGATTAGGTTTAGCGAATCTTCCCCGCCTTGCGAGCCTCTTTCCATGCTTGAAATGTGCCATGCCAATCTCCGTTAGAAGATAGCGGTACATCAGCAGAACTAGACCCACGCAATGGTTGGATTGGCTGTGGTGCTTTACTACGAACAACAGTTTTAGTCTCTGGCGCAGTTTCCTTTGCCTCGAACCTTGCTTCAAGTTTTCCTATCTCGCGTAACGCTTGTTTAGCACTTAACCCTGCAATCTTCTTTGCTACATCGTCATTCTCGGCCAGATGGTAAAGGATTTGTGGTCCTACATCGCTCTCAAGAATTGCGTCTCGAATATCGTCATTTACGACCACATCACTAGACGCTACTATGTCATCAAAGTCGGGCAATGACGCTTTGGCGGCTTGCACTTTACTTGCCCAAGTCTCAATGACTTTTTGGCGTTCTTGCGCTTGCTTTGCATCGGCTTCTTGCCGTTTCATTTCATCAATACGCTTGTCTGCTGTGTACTCTGCTAGAGCCTTCGCATATTCAAACGCATCGTTGAACTGGCTAGGTTGTGGCTCTTGGTCAGAAATCTGTGCTTGTGGCGCAGGCTTATTCTCAAGTGCCGCTAAACGGGCTTCTAAGGCTTCCCTTGCTTGTCGCTCTGCTTGCGCTTCTTTTCGCGCCTCTTCGCGTTGCTTGGTTATCTCAGAAAATCGTCTTTCGAGTTTCGGATTACCTTTCGGCTTTTCCTCTTGCTCATTTTTTTCTATCTCAGGTTCACTCCGTTCCGCTTCTTCTGTTGGCTCTGTTTGCACAGCCTCAACATCCGATTTGTCGGCTAAACCTAATCTATTTGCATAAAACTCTGCCGAGTTGTCGCTGGTCAAAACTTGACCCGCTTCTTTGTCAGACATTTCGTTGTCCCTACGGATTTACCCAGTTAACCTAACTGGTAAGGTTTGGTGGCAAATTTACCACTAATTTATTGGTTGGTCAATATGTAGAGTATTTCCCAGTTCTTTTTTCTTCGTCTGAACTGGCTGTAACACCTTTTGCTTTATTTGCGCGAATATTGACTTTTCTTGCATTTTCTTCGCGTTCTGAAGCGTGGCGTTCCATTTCTAAGCGTTCCATTTTGCGATTTTCTTCCGCATGAAATTTGGCTTTTGCTTCATGTTCTCTATAAATTGGATGAGGTTTTGCATACATAGCGGCGTGTTTATGTGAACCCATTGCTTCGTGATGTTCTTTAGCAGTTTTTGCTTTTTTTGATTGTTCTTCAGCATCTCTAGCAAATGAACGATAAGAAGCAGGGTCTTTCATTCGAGGGGCTTTTTTAGCCATTTCTTTTTCGTTGAATTCTTCACGATTAGCACTTGTTACTGTTGGCATTTTTTACTCCTTAAATTGCTCGTTCTGTGGTTTCTGCACTTGCGTTGTGCAATGCAACTTTGTCCATTTTGGCAAGAATTAACGCGACTTCTGCTTTGTAACGCTCGATTTCTAGTTGAGTTTGTGTTTTCAGCATAGTGTCTTGCGCTTGTGCATCTACTTTCATACGCATATCTGCGTGGCGTTCTTGGTCGCGCAATTCAATTTCATGTGCGCGATTAGTCTCTTTCATCAATACGCGCTTAGTCTCTGCGTCTTGCTTAACTTGTTCAATATCGCCACGCTGTTGCATCATGACTTGCATTGCTTGCATTTGCTGTTGCATCTGCTGAACTTGCTGTTTCGCTTGCAATATCTGCATCTGTACTTGCGGTGGAATGTCAGACTTTTCGTCAATTTGCGCCAATGGGTTCATTGCCGCCAAGCGGTCTGCGATTACATCAGCACCAGGGAAATCCATGTTTCTAAACACCAAATCGCCAGCAACATTGAACAATTCTGGCTTCGCAAGCAAAGGCATCATCGCGTCTACTGCTTCTTGGCGTTTGCTGTTGTAGCCTGGTCCTGTCTCCATAACCACATCGTATTGACCGATTGAGGTGTCGTTCAAGATTCTGCCAACTGCATCGCGTTGATTTAAACCCAACATATCTGGCTTTCCATCTTCGCCAATGATTCGCAAAATGCGCTGTGTGTCGTAGATTTTTGGAATTAAGTCGAGAATGACCTTGCCCACATGGGCGATTGAACGGGTCAAATTGTCGTAATAGTCGTAGTTTGTCAGGTCGACTTGCTGTTGCTGACCATTTAAAGCCTTGCCTGATATGTTACCTTGCCCTAATTGAGCAGGGTCAAAGATGCCCATAATCGTCTTAATGTCATCGTTGACGCTCATGGCGGCAGTCATAACGCCAGCAGGCGGTGGCTCTGGCTGTAAGCGTTGCGGTGCTGGTGCGGCTCTGCCTTCAATATCCGTCTGTTTGTAGCGTAGCAACGGGAAAGATTTGATGTTTGCTTGCGCCCAGTCGTTTTCGTGTCCTTCGTCTTGTCCTTCAGCCATAATCCATTTGGCTTTAGGCGCAAGGGCAATGCTTTCTGTCAGGCTGGTTTGCCAGAAGTTATACATACGCTGACTGTCTTTAGCGTAGCGCACCATGCCAAACTTCTTACGCTTGTCACCGATAACGACATGACGGCCATAAACTGGGATTATTGGAATGTATTTGCTTGCCCAATCCCGTTCTTCAATGACTTCTATGGCAGTCAATTTCTTGTATTTGATGGTCTTTTTGACCGATTCGCGTGAGTCAATGACTGTTATGCCAGCGTTTGACAAGCGATTAAAGAAGTCTTTGTCATCAGCAAAAGTAGAAGAACCATCGCTCAATAAATAGAGTTTTGCCTTTTCTCTGACTGTGTAGTAATACTCTGCAAGTCGTATATCTTCTTTGGTAATCCATTCTGACTGACTGTCACCCGTACCGCGCTGTGTGAAGGAAGTTCCATCGTCATGTTCTGGGTACAGCGACCTAAACACTTCTTTTGACATCATTGTGGTAATCAGGCACTTTTCAGCGTCTGAACCATCTGGCGCAATAGAGTTAGGGTCAAAATAGACTGTGAACGGGTTGTCTACTGGGTCGATGTAGATTTCTTGGTCGAAAGAATCTTCGCTTACATAGTCTGTACGAACCCGCATAAAACCCCAACCCATGCGAACTGCATAGTCAAAGGCGTTGTCATAGGCGTGGTCTGCGTTACTGTTGACTTCAATATGACGAATAATGCCTTGAATATCTTGCGCTTCCACCATTTGCTCATGCGTATTAGTAGCGTGAACTTTGATGCGTGGGCGTTGCTGGCGTTGCTGATTGGCTACTTGGCGGCAATACCCGTCTAGTTTGTTAATCGTTAAAACTGGGCGTGATTCAAGGTTACGGCTGTTTTGTAACTCGACTGGCCATTGGTCACCAGAGACAAACTTTAAATCCTCTAACGCTTCTTGGCGATTCATCGTGTCTGCGTCATTGCAGAACTTGAGGAACTGTATTGCCTCGGTAATTACTGGGTCAAAGTCATCCATATTTATCCCATCCAGCCGAGAGGCTGAGCATAATTTTGATTCTGCACTCTCCGTTTAGGCTTTGGCTCGTTAATCATTAACCCGATATACCGAAAGGCATCTGCGCCATGACTGTATTGGTCGTGCAAAGGATTACGGCTAAATTGACCCGTTTCTGGGTCTACCTCGTAGCGGTAATGTCGTAGGCATTGTAGACCATCGTAGCAATTTTCCCTATCAAACCAGCAATTTCTAAAGATTGTCCTAGCCGCGTTGATGCTGTCTACTATCGGTGTACGCTCAATAATGCGCGTTTTATGCCCTGCATTTCTAACAATTTCTTCAATAGATTTGCCGTTGCTGGCTAAAGTTTTGTTCTGCGCGTCATGCGGTAACCATAGCGTGTCGTACATATAGCCATAGGTCTGCATCAAGGCTAAATAGTGGCTTATGGTCTTTTGGTTATCTTCGTGATAGCGAATTAGCCGCGTTTCCATGCCTATGAACTGCAAAAACCATATCGCTGTGCTATCTGCCCAACCTAAGTCAAATATCGCGTGTACGGGCTTTGTAGGGTCGTAATTGACTTTTGTTATACGCCCGTCTAACTCTGCTAACTGCATTTCGTTGGCAAAGATAGCCCCATCAACTGTTTGCCTGCAAAGCCCTTCCCAAACTGTTTGGTAGGCAGACGGGTCACGGCTTTTTAACGCGTCTTTTTCTAACGCAAGCGTTTCTGGAAACCACGGGTTATCCGACCAGTTAATTTTTTGAACTAAGGCGTTTTCTGGTGGCTTTACAACAAAGCGTTGATATGTTTCGTCTGTTTCGAGTTCTGGATTGAATGTGACCCAAATTTCAGATTGTTCTTTGCGAATGGTAGGAATTAGGGTATTCCATGACATTCGACTTACCGTTTGTGCCTCTTCAACCCACGCAATATCTATTCCTTCGTAACTTTTTACATTAGCGACATTGTTTTTTAGCCCGATAAACGCAAATTCTGAGCCGTTTACACCTCTAATGCTGTTTTGCGTGACTTCAAAAATGCTGTGCATACCCAGTAAATCTATTTGGTCGCACAGCAATTTGTGTACTGAGTCACGAATAGAAGTCTGATATTCCCTAGCGCATAGAACGCGAATAGGGCTTCTTGCCGCCAGTATCAGTAAAGCCTTTGCTACGCTGTGCGATTTGCCTGCACCGCGACCGCCATAATAGATTTTGTATCTAGCCTTATCGAACAGGCCAGCCATTTTCACAGGAAACTGTGCGTTTGCTTGGCTCATCAGGGCTTAACAAATGTCACATTAATGCCTGTCAATGGTTCACCATCAGCACCAGTTACTTCATGTTTTTGTGTTTCTGACCATCTCAACTGCGTTTTAGTCCACCAAATCAGACTTGTTGTATCGCCAGATGTAGCCTTTTGAAACAGTTTGCCCGCTATCTGTCTGTTAGCCCTAGCCTTGCCTAAGTCAAGTTCCGCTCTGTAATGCTTGCGTAGCGTCTTATCGTCTATGCCTACCAATGTTGCTATTTGTTCATGAGGTAAACCAAAGCCACTACTGGTTTCTACCAGTTTGCGCTTTTCTTCGGTTGGCTCATGTGTGATATTCATTTTATAAAGGGGAATTTGTTGCGTTATCTTAACTCAAGCAAACTTAACTTGCATAACTTTGATTGCGTTTTCAATCACAGCGTCAGGGTTTTTACCTATCTGACGATAGAAAGATGGGTTGCTGAACGCTAACTGTGCGTCTTTGATTTCGTTCATGTCTTTGCCTTGAAACTTTGACGCAATGCTAATTGCTTTCTTGTAGTCGTTGTTCATTAGTGCTTGTTTGATTAAGTCGCGTTTTGCTTGCATTTGATTCTCCTTCAATGATTTCTGAAATACTATAAGTTGTCTTAAGTTTGTCTAGTATAACGACATCCTTCCACTTTTGTTGTATTCCAAGCAAATCTTCGTAATTTTTTTCGTTGAATCTTTTTAAATCTTCCGTACTACTTATTAAAAACTGCTCGTAATCAGTCAATCCCGCTTGTTTCAGCGTAGGCAGACATGACTTGTCAAACAGTACGACGCAACTACACGCTAGGCTTTCGTAAAAGCGATTGGCTAAGTTGGTAAACTTGTTATGAGAAAAACTATCTTCTATGTACAGGGAATAGCGGAAATTAAGCAGGGCAGGCTTATTCCAACTAAATTTCATGATTGGCTTTGCATTACAGCCAATATGCAAAAACTTTTTATGATTCTTTGTGCTTGTCGATAAGTACACATCACCTTGCAGATACTTTTTAAAGTATTTTTCTCTGTCTGCTCTGTAAGTGCCGTAATAAATAAAGTCTTTTGTCTTTTTTGTTTTGGGCATCTCGTCATATAACAAAGTATTCAAATTGACGCTATAAATTCTATCAAAGCAGTTGTACTTAACTGCGCCTATTTCATAACTGCACAGCAAGAATGAACTTGTTTTCTTGAAAATCTTGTAAAACATTCCATTGGGTGACAAGTTATATTCGTTTGTCAACCAGCCCCACGGAGAGTCTTTGTTTATTTCCTCAATCTTGTCGAGTTCGTGAATAAACGGAAACTGTGTGCCATACGACACCATAACAACATCGTATTTCTTTTGAAATCTGCGCGAATTCTCATTAATAAATAGCACATCAACTGTGTGTCCCAATTTTTTGAGTTCTTTTTGTATTGTTATAACATTACGCACATGAGCGTCTATAGGATTTTCTGCGCGTGGCACAGTCTCAATAATTAATAGACTAGCCATTTATAAATGCCATGAATGTATCAAATGTAATTTTTTCGCTTGAAATTCCTAATTTAGCCATAATTATTTCCTTTTGCGCTATGTTTTCACACTTAATGATGAAATTAACCGCTTCGTTTACTTCGTCTATTTCTTCAATAGCGTCTGCCGCAAATTCGCCTAGCAAAGCGTCTAATTCTTCTTGATTGAAACCAAGTTTCGACAACTCGTAATCGTCAGCGACCAAATCTTCAATTTCTAGTCTAAGTAAGTCTTTGTCCCAATCTGCGTTAAGAGCCAGTTTGTTGTCAGCAATAATGTAAGCCTTTTTTTGACTTTCTGACAAGTCTTTTAACTCTATCGTAGGTACATCGGTCATTTGCAGTTTACGAGCGGCTAATAGCCTGCCATGCCCTGCAATGATGCCGTTATCCCCGTCTATCAGTATTGGGTTAGTCCAGCCAAATTCCTTAATGCTTGCCGCTATCTGCGCCACTTGTTCGTCAGAATGGGTGCGACTGTTGTTTACATAAGGAATTAGTTCTGTGACTTTTTTTTGTGTGACTTTCACTTCTTTTTTGCCTTTTGTGCTTCGCGCTTTTCAGCGTAAGCAATGGCAACGGCTTGTTTTACGGGTTTTCCCGCTTTAACTTCCGCTTTAATGTTTTCCTTAAACGCTTTCGGGCTGGTCGACTTCTTGAGCGGCATCGCTTTTCTCCAGTTCAGCCAATGTCCATTGGCATTGTTGCAAAGCACCATTGATTTGGTGCAACTGTTGTTCAAGTTCTTTACCTTTGCTGATTAAGTCTTGAATTCGTAAATTGATTAGTTCTTTTGTCATTAGCAGTTCCAGTTTTTTAGTGATGCTTTAGCCCGTTCTGCGGGTCCTTTGGCGTTTTTCACTACGCCTTCCATACGCGCACAGAATGACGCTTTTCTGCCCTTATCTTTTTCAGTTTTGGGATTTGGGGCTGGCGGTTTTAAATTAGCGTTGTTTTTTGCGTTGTATTCAGCACGACCTTTTGCAGTCATGCCTGCGCCTTTGTCCGTTGGGTTATAGGTTTTATCCTTACCCGTGGTTTTGTGTGGGATAGGTTTGTCGTGCTTTTTCATTTTTTAGCCGTTTTTGCCGCATCTTTGAACGCTTGTGCAGTTGGTGCGTCTTTGCTACCAACTTTTCTCATCTTTTCTACGGGTTTACCCTCTGCTTTTTCGCGTTTGATGCGTTCTTGTTTAGCGTGAATGTTTGCATATAGTCCAGGTTTCATGATTCCTCCATTACTGCACAAATGTCCTGCCAACTCATTTTTAAGTGACGCTCACCATCTAAGTTTAATTCTTCAAACTTCAAGTATTCTGCGCTGTAATCCTTGGCTAATGTGCCAAATACTACCTTATCGCCAACATTTACACCTTGAAATAACGCATCATCACCAGCCGCGACCACAGTACCGATTGAATCGGCTTCTGCGATTGTGCTTGTGTCTAGGATTAAGGATTTAACGCGAGGTTCGGGCTTGACAATGATTTTGTCGCGCAACGGCTTGACATTCATTCTGCGACCTCCGTTTTGACTTTAGGCGGTCTGCCCATGCGCTTGGGTTTTTCCACAGGCAAAAAGTCCCCCGAGTTAACGGGGGTAAGTTCGGCAACTGCTTTCACCGAAAATTCACCACAAGTTTCATTAGGACTTCGATTTTGATATGTTGGGAATCTACGGCACAGCCCTAATATTGAACCATTGTCGTGATAATGCTTGCAATCAATACATTTATCCATGATTAGCAAACTCCCCATGGTGCTGTTCTCTAAATGCTTGAAGTGCTTTTGAGGCATCTTCTATTGTTTCAAAAAGCCCAAGCCAATGTGCTTTTTTATTGACTTGGCATCTTGCACCATATTTTTTTGTCAATTTATGGAAAGTAACACCTTTTACGCCAAGCCTATTGTCGCAACGAACTTTAGTGTTGTATGAATTTTCAACATGAGTTGCAGGGCGTAAATTTTCAATTTTGTTGTTTAACTTATTTCTATCTATATGGTCAATCAATATTGGTCGTTCTTCATTAAATAACCAATAAACTAAACGATGAACCATAAAGTGCTGACCATTTATTTCAGTAGCAAGATAGCCATCAGTATTTAAATACCCTACTTTTTTACCAATAATGTCTTTTCTAGTACTTCTTGTACTTTTCCAAAAAAGAACACCATTACGATACTCAAAGAGTTCGTGTAGTAATTTAGAATCCACATCAGCCATAAGATAGTTCCTTTATCAAGTGGTTAGAAGCCCCATTAGTCCCGACTGACTATTGGGGTTTCGCTTTAACGATAGTGTGAGCGGTCGTGGGTGTAACAAACGCCAGCAGTTTTGCCAGTATTGAACTCGCCTTCCATGCCAGAAGTTTTATCTTCTTTGCCCATAGCAACACCACCAACGATTTTGCCTTTACGCTCGCCAGTTGTATCAGATGACAATGCGCCCATAGGCACTTTTTCACCGCTACGACCAGACTTAAACATTTCTTTGTCCATTTTTCCCATGATATTTCCTTGCAAGGTTAATCGACATTGTGCCACAATCAGGCTATGTCTATTGCATTATAGGAGTTTTTTCAATGCCTACAAATTTTAAAATTACCGAGTCAAAACGCCAACCTACCAATGGCGGTCACTATGTAATGGAACGCGAATATAAGGCTGAAAGTCGTAAAGTCGCTGAACTCGAAAAGGAATTAAAAGAACACGAAAAGACCGATATGGCTCACGCCCACCCTATGCACAGAAGCCATGAAGCCCAGCCACAGGCTGGCATCCCTGCATTACGCAAATAAGGTGTTGATAGTCGTTCACATAAAGCAGTGTGTTCGTCTTTCTGTATTTGCACAACAAAAAAATGATGCGCTAACCATCATTCGACTATCAACAAATTTATTTTATCCATAAACCGCGTTTTTTTAGTTCGGTTAGGGTTTTCATATATGCGTTGTCCCACATAGT